ACTACTCTCGTTCACCCAACTTGGTAAAAACGGTTTGTGTCACGTATACCCTGCACCCAGGTTCACAACTATCCCCGTCCACCGTTAGTAGCAAACAGCCCGTGTTACTGACCACTTCGTGGGGCGACGCCATTGATGTGCCACTTTTCTCTAATTGGGTGGACGAGAAGTCGTACTATTGACCGGGTCATATGCGTGACGTGTCTGCGAAAGTTACGATTGCACATTAGAGCGATTGCATGGAGTTCCTTGCCTAGTCTGTGGATGAGTATATCCGCCCGGTTAATTCACTACTACGCTTTTTTCTTCTTCTAATATATCCAGTATCTTAGTCTAAAAGCAGTCATATTACTATTAATTCTCATCAAAGGCCAGCCTATGACCATTGACACCCAAGACATCCACGCTAAAGATAGATAAAAGGCATCCGCAAAAACATATCCCGCGGAATAAGCTAACATGAATATCTCTTCATGGGCTATACCCGATTCGTAAGGCTCATAACAGTATCCGCAACCTCCACTCCCTCCGATTTGTATCCAGTCAGAAATTTGTCCTTGTCCGTTGCGCCCGGTTGCGGAACCATCATGTTTGCCAAAAGACCAGCAAAAGTAACTTTCATAAGCTGTGCATATTGCACCGTTCTTTAGCGTAAAGGATAGGTCATCCAAAATATAAGTTGACCCGCTGGGGGGCGCTGGCGTATGATGGATGCCATGTCCAACATAAGCCATAACATCACCGGAAGTTGTTGTAATGAACGTATTTGTATTATCAAAATCGACGTTTTCACCTGCACCAATTAAGCGCGTATTGGCATCCACCATTTGTCCATTGAAAACATCAGGATCATCATCCAGAACATAATAAGCCCCACCAGCCTGATAAGTCATGGCAGCCTTATCTATCATAGACTTTACTTGAGCCACCATATAACCATCTAGCCTTGTTACAAGGTAACTGACACCATCTCCACTAAAAACCCCATTAGTGCCATTGAACGAACTAAAGAAGTCATCATCACCGGACATATCGAAACTATAATTGTAGTATGGATTAGCACCAGCATTGTAAGCTAAGGCGGATGGATTGTACACACCATTGCAGTCATCTTCAAGCGTACAAAGCTCGCAATCCACGGAACTATAAGTAGTTCCTGAACCAGCTATGCGATGGGGAATGCCTTTGCAAAGGACGATGTAATAAATTGTCCAGCCGCCTGAAGCTATCTCCGTCCTGATGACATCACGAATGTAAGCCTCATAATCAGCCCGTGTAATATTCTCGCCGTAAGTTCCTGACCTGATACCATCAACTATCGGGATGCCAATCTTATGACAACCTGCGAATGTGGCTTCTGCGTAATCAGCAATATCTTGCGATTGCGTAATGTCACTGTAATTGGCATTCGCAGTGGTTGATGAGTTATATACCACAAGAACGCTGTCATTCGTAGAGTATGCCATTTATCTTAATGTATCCCAAACTAAAGTTATTGTTCCTGTAGCAGTGATATTAGTTGTACCTGTCCAAGTTTCGGCACAGTTAAAGAAAATTGTTTTTGTGCTACCAGCAGCATTAAGGGCTATTCCAGTACCAATGCCAGCGGTAACAGCAAGCGGACCCGAAACAGCACCAACAGTACCATCACAGTTTGTTGAGGTTTGTTCTGTATGATAGTCCATGAACGTTGCCGTTCCATTCAGAACTGCAGCCGCACCAGCACCCACAACAGAACCAATGCCATAAACAGGGTCATCAGCATCACAACTTGTATCATCATTATCAAACGCGATGTTGATGTCTGATACTTGGAAAAACTGAACACCTGCGGGTAATTCGTAAATTTGAGTACCTATTGCTAAAGCTGCGCCAGCCACCGCACCAATTCTCGCAACAGTAAGCGTAAGAACTGTGATATGATGCGCTCCATCACCGTATTCACGCGCTGTTATTGTACCTGCCGCTGGAACGGGAAGTACTGCATCAGTATTCAGGCTACTTACAATAGCACTATTGGCTGTGATAGAGTTAGTTCCATCTGATAAAGTTACTGTTTGTGTACCATCAGAAGCAAATATAGACGCATCCGCTGTTGCGCCTACTAACGAGTGAATACCGTAAGCGGTAGCCGAACTTGTGTTAGTCATACCACTTGCATCTACGAACACGCCAGCATAAGTAGCTGAAGCATCATTCATTGTTAAGCTGTCAGAGTTAATATGAACGCCCCAAACATCAGCAGTGGCAGATTTAGTCCCATCGAAATTCACTTCAAAACCAATTAGGTCATTGATTGAAGTAGCAAACGAAGTCATCTGGTATTCTGAGCCAATTATTTGAGAAGTAGTTTCATTCACCACAGCTTCATTAACATCAAGATAAATTCCGCGAACTATCTCGCCAGCAGTTAGTATTGTGCTGATGTCAATATTGGCATTGATTACGTTGATACTCGCTGAATTAACTCCGAGGTCAACGTCGATTATATTTCCTGCGGTATGGTCAGTGGTATCTGCATCAATGTTAATGGCTTGTGCGACAGCAGAAAGAACTATATTAACCGCATTGCCAGTACCACTATGGCTTGCTTTGATAGATGGTCCCGTACTATCAGCATCCTGAAAGATCTCCAAAACAGGCGTAGTATCATTTAACGTACCAGCAGTAGGGATAACTGTGTTCACCAACTGCAGAACGGCTCCTGATGAATCCAGCGTTCCACCTGCGCCAGTGATCCGGGTCATCTTGCGTATATATACTGCATTGCCATTATCAGTAGTTGTTCCGGCTGTTCTCTCTTCGTGTCTGCTTAAATCAAAAGTATGTGCATTACCAGCGTAGTTCGCGAGTGAATCGCCAACTATATTCATGCGTGAATATACCAAACCACCACTCGTCACTACAGCACTATCATTACTTAGGTTTAAGACATGCCCTGTTTGAAGCGAATTGCTACTAATATCAATTATGTTTGAGGTAGTAATGGCATTACTAATTATTCGAACAACATTAGCATCTATATTATCTGCTTCAATATCCAGTGCAATTTCGTCAGTATCATCATTGTCTATAGTCAACGCCGCAGCACCACCAGCTACCGGGTTTTCTATTTCTGTTGGCACTAATGTTTTAAAGGAGCCTCCACCAGTTGGCACTTCAAATATCGTCGCTGTTCCTATGGCAGTCGTTCCCATCTTTAATTTATCGCTGTCGCCATCATCAACGCCAAGACTAAACTGATTCGTCCCGCTTAAAGCAAACGCAATATATGGGTCTCCGTCTACGGCTGAATTGTCTATCTGAACTTGAGTTGTCGCGGCTGTGCCATCGAAGTGAGCTGCATTTGTATTGCCTGTTTGTAATTCTATGCCAAATCCAGTAGAGTTCACGTCCTGCACTATTTCAAGGACATCAACGTTATCGGTAAGCGTTCCGGCTGTTTGTGTAGCTACGTTTTCAAGTCGTGCTACACTCCCATCAGCAGTAAGCACGCCTACTACTTGAGTTATATTTGTTCTTGTGATTGATAAAACATCATAGTTGTCAGGCGTAGCAGCAATTGCTGTTTCTGTCCTGCTGGACGAAATAGACATCAATGCCCCTGTTTTCGCTGTGAGAAAAGAACCATGTGAAGTCAAAGCCAACGTAACCAATTCGCCAGAAGAGATAATTTCGGAATCTGATACAACATTAATTCCAATACCTGTGGCAAGAGTATCTAAGTCACCAATATCCAGTGCTGTACCAACTTGCAGAAGTGTTGCCGATATATCAAGTAACCCTTCAGTTCCAGCATATACCCCACTTGTTACAATCTCAAGTCCTGAACCAGCAGTTGCCGCGCCCATATCCAGGCGACCTAAAGCCCCGCCTGCAATCATATTTGCGCCCCCGCCATTAACTATAATACCATTTCCGGAAGTTAGCCCCGTGACAGTAATATCCAACACGTCACCTGTCGTAGTTCCACTTGATGTTATTTTTGCAACTGTGCCTACTGCTTGAGCGCTTGCTACTACATCAAGTACGGTGCCATTAGTGGCCCCGCCTGTATTGATACCAGAAGAAGTCAGCCTTAATAAAGAACCTGTATCTGCAATAACAGATGTAGCATGGGTCAATGCTACACCGATACCTAATGTTAAAGAATCAAACGTGCCAAACATTCCAGTGCCATCAGTCATCGCATCCATCGTAAGAGCTAGACCTGTGCCAGTAGTATGGACTGTTTGAATTTCAGCTACAGTACCAGTAGCATCATTGAAGTCACCAGTGGAATCTACGAGAAGTAACCTACCCACACCCGTTAGAACAGTGGAAGCACTGTCAATATGTACTAAAATACCAGTCGTTTGCGTATTGCCTGTTGCGTCTACATGGATAGCCTTGCCCGTGTCTAAAGCATCTAAATTACTAATGTCAATTGCTTTTGCAGATGTCAGAGTTGCTGCCTGAATATTGATAATATCGGCATCTATGTTCGATGCTTCAATATCAAGCGCTATTTGATTGGTATCGTTATTGTCAACCAGGAGAGCTTGTGCGCCACCAGCAACAGGGTTTTCTATTTCTGTAGGCACAAGAAACTTCGCCAGAGTTCCGCCTGTTGTCACTTCGAGAATAGTCCCAGTACCTATAGCAGTTGTGCCTAATTTCAACTTATCGCTATCGCCATCATCTACTCCGAATGAGAATTGTCGTACTCCTGATAATGCCCATGATAAATATGAGTCACCATCTACCGCAGTATTATTTATCTGAAATTCTGTTGTTGCGGCATTGCTTGTCAGTACCAGTGGGGATATGTTTATTTTGAAACCACCGTCAGCGTCAATAGACCAGGTGTTAGTTTGGACTCCTGCAATGCGTTGATAAAAGTTAAGGTCAACATCCTGAGACGCAGAACCTATATCGGTAGCTACAATATCCAGCGCGGCAGCCTCGTATATCAGCTTAGAATTCGTAGTTCCATCTTGCAATCCCCATGTGAAACCAATACCATCATTTGCTGTGGGAGAATTGTTATCACTGGAATGTTCAAGCTCAACCATATCAACAACGCCATCATCCAAATCAACTCGTATGAGTTCAAGCCTGCTTAATCCTGTGAAATCTGTTTGCACTGTTTAATTCACCTCTTGTTGGTCTGTTGATTTAGTCTATGCGAAAGAACGTGATATTGCCTGTCCGCGAACCGTTACAGCTTTCGCGCCTGCAACACCGCCTGCTTGAACCTCAACTCCGATATAAGGAATTAAATCCACAGCAGTTGTCAGTGCTGCTGAAGTAGATATTAGTACACCATCAATGTAGAAGCGGGCAAGTCGTGCTGAATCTATTTCTATAACCAAATGATAATCCGTATTAATAGCAACAGTAACACTTGAATCTACCGCATTATCTACATTGGCAATAGAATCAATCGCTTGCCAATTTCCAGTTACTACGCCTTCTTCATAACGGAAGAAAACCTGATTGGCATCTGTTATAGTTACAGCGGTGTTTGTTAGTTTCAATCCTGCCCAAATAATAGCGTCAGCAATGGAGGCGCCTGTTCTCAAGCGACATTCCCAACGTGTTGACTGGTCTGTCCCCCATGTTACTTGCGTCCATCCAGATTGATTAGCATCCAGGTGCGGGGCAAGTATCATCTGATCTGCTGCCAAAACATCTGTTGTTATAGTGATACCGCCTTCAGCGGCAAATGTAGAGAGCGCAGAAGTAGAATTTGTGCCAAGTATCTCAAAATCAGGGTCAGCAACCATGCGAGTAGCTTCTGCTGCATCCTGGATGTCACCGTTGATACCTGGTTTCCCGCGCTGTCCAGCAGTCCATGTAAGTCGATATCTATTATTCATACCTTCTTGTGCATTGTAGCCGCCAATGGGGTTCAATGAAAAGCCAGCCGCATTGAGCGCAAGCATATATGATTCAACCCCTCCAATCATCTGGCGGAAAACCCAATTTGCAGCCTCAGCTCCATCAGTGACGTCGCCTTGTACGAGATCAATTGCACCCCACTCTTCCACGCGCCCTACCGAGTTTTCCATGAAATGTACAATGCCAATACCATCATCTACCGCTGGAACATTATCCTCTGAGTAATTCTCTAATCTTACTAAGTCAGCCATCCCGCTAACTCTGTCATTGCGAACAACTTTCAATCCGTTAATTTCTGTGTAAGTCTCATTCATGCACTGTTCTCTCCTTTCTATATCAATATAGAAACCGCCCGCTTTACGGGATTTTCAGCATTGATAGCGATAGTGGCATAATACCTAATGCACTATGCCATGCTACCAAATTACGTATTAGTTGACCCTCTTGCGATTCCACGCCAATCTACCCAGTTTCCACCCCAAAAAACTCTGTACTCTCCACATATATTTCAGGGTTGTAAAGTGAGTGTCAGATACGTCAGGATTAAGATAGAATAGTTGAGGTTCAGTTTTGTCATCAAGAAAACCTATTTCTAATCCTTCTATGTCGCCCTTATCAGCGGACACGTACCAGTCATTGCCAAGGTAAGGGGAAACAATGACTCCCTTCAAAAGTCCCTTGAAGTAGTTAGGCTCTCTATTAGCACTATCGGGATTATACTCTGATTTCACAATTGTTTCAGCGGCTGCCTTATTAGCTGTTCCGCAGACAATCCAACTACCCTCTATAAAGATGGGTTCACTATTACCATCAGTTTGAGCAAGAAGGAGTTCATTCGTAGTGTGGACATTAGCATAAGTAAGCGCTTTGCCGACGGTAGAGGGGTCATTATCATTAGCATGATTAGTGGTATCAAACAGTGAGTTCCCATCATCTACCGTAGGATTTTGCTGAACCATTGTATAGAAAATCCACTTATCAAGAGTTCTGCGACCAGCTTTTCCAGCTTCTTCTGATACATCACCAAAATAATTCAGATGGTCAGATTGTTTTGTTTTGAAATCAACCGCAATAATATTACCGTAACTTCCAACTGTGTAGCTAATATCCGCGTCACTTGGTGCTGTAAACTCCTGAAATTCTCCACCTGTCTCAGCGGTTGCATCCAAATTGGCAAATTGTCCCATCCGAATTGTGTGCTGGGTTAGCATGCTAACGTTCTTTCGAATATTAACAACGCTTTGCCAGTTAGGAGACCAGATACTATATCCTTTTGCAAGTCGCTTCTCCATATTGTCACCAAGCAAAGCATCAAAAATATCGGGCGACATGGATTCCCGCAGAATGTCCAGCCTCACAGAAGCACCAGTTCTTTTAATTACCTCTAACAATTGAGCAGCTTTTTGCCATTCAAGTCTTGTGTGCGTCTTTTCTCGTAATTGTGCAAGAGAAACATCCATCTAATTAGCACCTCCTAATTAACTTTTTATTAAGCATGTACATCAGGATTAAGTTTCTGGCTGATTAAAACAGCACGAGCGGTGGCTACCCCACTCGCAGGGTCTGTATCAACAATAAATCCGCATATGGGATCTGAAGATGTGCCAGCATCAAAAGTACCAGAGCCTGCGGCATAAATCGAATCTAGTTGCGCAGGGTTGAAAGCAGTAGCAAGATCTACTTCCCAAACTGAGTTTCCACTTGGAATCCAGACTACGCCACTGGCACTATCAGCAATATCATCATGTGCCACGCCCAAAAAACTCCCACCATCTGTGAGAGCCTTGATACCATTTGAGGCATCATCCTCTACTAAATCCCCTGCACTAATAGCAGCTCCGGAATTGTTGGGCAATGTCACAGGCACATAATTACCACGTTTGAATGTTGCTTGAGCCATGATTAAACCTCCTTATCAAAAAAAGGGCTTCAACTTAATTATCAGAGGTAACACCTAATCTATCGGCAAAGAAGCTTTCTACTGAAGATATAGCTTCTTCCTCAGTGGAAGGCACATCTTCACTGCCAAACCCAAGCACAGTTGACGTGAGTTCGCCTAAGACTTCGTTTGCCATAGTTGCTTCTCTCTGAATTGCTTCCTTTATCTCTACTTCAGTAGCTGTCGTCCCGCTAAATTGTTCCATAACACGTTTCACGCTGGATTTTGGTAGCGGGGTCATAGGAACTAAAGTTTCCAACAATTTCGCTGTCCGTGCTTTATCAGCTTCCTTACGTATATCAGTAACAACCTGCTTGAAGGAGCTAATTTCGTCCTGTATCGTCTCTTGAATAGATTTAGTCTCATTCTCTGATTTAGAGACTTTCTGTCTGAATTTAGAAATTTCAGCCTCCAATGCCTGGGAAGCTATCTGCACAGCAGTATCAACAGCCCGTTGCACTTCAGTCGGAACCATATCAAGATTAACACCGACAGCCTTTAGATAATCTGCCTCTGCAATAATTGCGTTTTGCATCTCTGTTTTAGATGCCTCTCTTCCTGTAAATGCCTCGGCAATCTTCTTCTTAGCTTTATCTGGCAAGGCTGCTGTATTTAGTAAACTTTCCAGTTCTAACCTAGCAGTCCGGACAGGAGAGCTTTCCCGTACTGTTTCTGCCATTATTCCACCCTCCTTGCTTATTGGTATTTCTTCCGTTGATGTTTCGTCAAGTATAGCGTCAAGTTCTTTTTCAAGTTGGGCAAACTCATCAGTGACATCTTGAGTGGATTCCCCAGCTGGTTCTTCTTCATCTACCGCCGGTATTTCTGGTGGCAATGGGTATTCATCTTCTGGGGGAGTAGGAGGTTCATCTTCACCCTCTTCCTCAGTGTCAGTCAGAGTTTTTATCAAAGCAGCAAGCATCATTTCAGCTGCTTCTAATTCTTTATCTTCAATCATCAATTGTAGTTTCTTCAGCATCTCGACGAGTTCAGTGCTGTCTATTTCTACTTTTGCATCACCAATTACAGCTTCCGAAACTGCTATCAATTGTGCTACTGACTTTTTGGCATCATCCCATTCTGAATCCTTGACCATTACCTGAAGTGATTCAAGAGAAGTTTTGACATCAGGCTTAATCGCTTCTTGAGCAACTAACAGTGCGTCAAGCAGAGTTTTAGCTTCATCATCTCGCTCATGTTCTATCGCATCTCGTAGTCGAACCAGCTTTTCTCTAAAAGGCGCATCTGGAAAAAGATCTGGTGATAATGATTCAATAATTTGTGTTACTAATGCAACCGCCTTAGTGCGGTCCAATTCGTCCACTTGTAAATCAGGCGTGACCCTTTTTACAAGGTCTTCTAATCCCTTCTGTAATTCTTTCATAATACTCTTTCTTACCTCCTTAACTGATTCTAATAATCTAATTGCCTGCGCACCAGCAACCGCTGGCTGGCTCACAGGGTCAGCAGACATAAACCACAGGTTGGTTACCCATTCGACTGTCTCGTCTGCGATAACTCGCGGTTCATATTCTGCCAGTGCAGTAATTGAAAAACCAATTTGTTTCCCGTGTTCCCAACATTCCTTAAAAAAATCACGAACTGACTGGGCTACTTTGTGGATGTACAAATTGGCAACTATAGCTTTCTTGCCATCTGCTACACCAATTCGCGGGTCACTAAACCAGCCGATGACATTACCTAATAATTGGTTATCGTATTCCCGCTGAAATTCTTCTGGTAAGTGAAACAACCCATCTTGCAGTTGGTATAAGTATGAGTTGATACCATTTACCCGTTCATAACAGGCTTCCAGAACTTCAGGAGGGTAATAAGGGCCGTTGGCTGACCGTCCCTCAACTAACACTGATACTTCCCAGAGTGAGCCAGAGGGGTCAGCGCCCTTTTCTGTCGAACTACATTGTACTTTGATAGCTTTCTTAGGCATAAGTTATTCCTTCCATTATTTACCGCGTGAGCTTCCGCCATTCTATCGTTTATTCTTCGCCTCCACCATACAATCTAAAACCAATTTGTGCCCAGACGGGGTCATTTGAGTTCATCCACAGGGTGCCGCCCCAAAAACCGATCTCCGGGGGGAAGAAACCTACTGTTAAACTATAACTATCACCTGGTGCTACTGTCACATCGCTGTCATCTCCAATGATACGAAAAATAGCACCATCAGTTTCTACATAAAAATTGGATAATTCCAAATCCCCTGTGCCGTCATTCGTGATGACTTGATCCATTTCACCGTAATCGTAGACAGACACCGAACCAAAATCATAAGAGCTCCAATCATAGGTTAATTTAGGTTCACCGCCTGTAAATATTGCTGAAACTGAATACCAGAGAATCGGATTATGAATGTCATTAGTTGTTACCTCAAAAGCTGCACTTCGGTCTCCCGGGCTCTCCGATGTTGCATAGAAATCAAAATTTCGTGTTTCCCCTGGTTGAACTGTGAAACTATTTTCTGAGACTGAAAATAAAGTAGTACTTCCAACTATTACAATCTCAATATCAAGGTCGTCACCCTCTGTATCTGCATCATTTGAAATCCACGTACTAATGATTCCTGTTTCATCAACCTGAACGTCGCCAAAATCCATTGTATCAGTTTCACGCGAAATGGATGGTGTGCAGCGTGCTTCGTCACCAGAGGCTTCATTCCATATTGAGTAGGCATAATCTCGTTCGCCTGGGTAGACCCAGTCTGTTGAATAAATTTCCCATGAACGAGCTACAACTTCTCGAAGTCTACCGCAGTTAACGCCAGCGGCCAGCTCTGCCTCCATTTCTTCGCATTCAACCCAAAGTGGAGTTCCTGACTCTCCAAATCTGCTCTTAGGCACAAAATCATCAACTGTTTTTCTATCTGATTTTCCTTTAACAATAGGTGTTTCCCAGACACCACTCGCAGGTAGTGCGACAACCGCATAATCACCTTTCTTTAGTTCAATTCCTGTTGCCATTGATGTGCCTAATGATACTAGCTTGCCGTGCTTGTTTTTGAAACCAAGCTCGTAAACCCATGTATCTCTGTTAGGATCATCTACTTGCGTCTTCCCTAAAACTCTCCCAACATAATAGCGCACAAGTTTTACTTTTGCCCAGTCACTATTCCATTTCTGGTTGGTAGTAGACAAAACGTGCTTGAGCATGGCGCCTTCAGAGTTTTCGGCGTCGAACGCTACTTGGAGGGCTTTTCCCCAGTCATCTTTGCTAGCACCCTTCTTTAATCTCGCATACGGGATTTTCTGTATCCATTCGTTTTTATCAATCCCCAGTTGCTCAAGAGCTTCAAGTCGAACTTCCTCTGATTCACCACGTAAATCTTGCTCTGATGTCTTGAGAACAGAAAACACGTGCAAGGCAGCCTGCACCAGTTCACCATCTAATACGATACCTGATGACTTCTCATCAAGTGTTGATAATTCTGCTGCTAACTCAGGAAATCGCTTAATCTGATTGACCTCGCTGCCTTCCAGATAAATAGCGTCTTTAGATGCTATTGTGCGAAGCCCCACCAGTTTTGGTTCTACAAATATGTCATTCTCACGTGCTGTAATCCATGCTAACGCTTCCGTATAATCTGGGTCATCAATATTTATCTCAAACCGCAGTGAAGTTTTCTGCGGGATATGAATAGGTAATGGTTGAGATTCGCCAGCAGTAAACCGTAAAGGACTGGTTACCTCCATAAGCCGTAAGGCGTTGGTGAATTCACGCTTGATATAGACTATATCACTCTCATCCGCCACCACTTCAAAAATACCATTTAGAATGTCACCTCTAATGTCAAGGAGAGTTGGCTCTTTCCCATTCTCAACGATTATATAACCGCTATCAAGGATTTTCTGCTCCATCGGTATTTTCTTGAGCGGATTCGCTGGATGATCCGCGGATAATTCGCCTTCGAAGTCGAATAAGTTGCCATTTGATAGAATAATTACCGCTGCTACATTATCCATCATTAATGGAGATTTAGCACAATGGATTTCTGTGTACCTTCCATCCTGATTAGGGTATGAGATTATCCAGCAATTTCCCCGACGAGCACCACGGATAACTTGCTGCCCTTTCCATGAGCGATATAGTAATCTATATGATAATCTTTTAGGCATTGTTATAATAGTAACATCCCTACCTGTAAATTGTAACTTAACCTGGTGTTGAAAAATGCGCCATGATAGTTTTATTTCTAGTCATAGCCACAACAGCAGGGTTTGACAATCCAGTAAAATCACCTGTCCAATATAAGAACATACCACCGGGTACATCAGCAGAAATGGCATATGCATAAGCCGTTTCATCAGGAAAATAGAAGGCAAACTCTGCCGGTTCAGTTCTGCCCTTCCCATTCACCTTAATAGTTAATCTATACTGTCGCAAAAAGTGGGCGGTGATCTCTTTATTATCATCCATTGCTACCAACCCCGGATTCCAAGTAACATCTCCTTCAATATCTCCAGACCAGTAGGTAAAAACAAAAGCAGGTTCCACTTGAGTTCCGGGCGTTCCTGATGCGGCGCACCAGACTCCAGTGTCCTTAGACCATAGAGTAGTACCAGAGGGAATTACAGATCCAACAGGTTTCTCTTCATCAGGTGATACATCGGTAGTCAATTCAAAATATTGCTTAAAAAAAGCCGTAATATGGATGTCCTCTGTAATATAATATTGCAGGGGATTAATAGCCCCTGTATCAACAACACCAACTATCCAATTGGTTAACCACCAACCACTATCGGGAGTGGCGTGGATTACAAGGTCGGTTCCGGCCGCCACCTTGAACTCTTGTGGTACTGAAATTGTGCCATTTCCTTCTACCGATGTGGTGATAGTTACCATCTTGCTAAAATTTGCAGTTACCGTTTTATCACTATCCATAACAACTGTAATTGGAGTTTCAGACCCATAAACATCACCTGACCAACCTGCAAATTCAAAATCCGATATAGATGTGGCTGAAATGCGGACTGACTCTCCTTGCAAATAATCAGTCTCCCCTGAAGGTGAAACTGTTCCGCCCTCTGCTGGAATAGCCGTGGTAGTCAGTTTGTATTTATCAAGGAATTCAGCAGTGATGTTTTTATCATCATCCATAATTATTTCAACTGGATTTGCAGTGCTTTCAATGTCACCAGACCATTTGAGAAAAGAGAAGCCTATTAAGGGTATAGCTTTGACTTGAATAGTAGAACTATCTTTCAATTCCATGGTTCCTGACGGTGATGTACTGCCACCTTTGGTTGCAGCAATCACCAGAGTTCTTTTTGGAACGAAGTTAGCCTTAATTGTCATATCTTCAGCAATAATGAATTTGATGGAGGCTTCAGTATTCTCAACATCACCAGACCAGATATCAAAAAGAAAGTCTGCCTCTGGAGTAGCTACAACATTGACTTCATCATCTCGTCTCCATTTTGTTACTCTCTCAAGCGAAACATTACCACCTTTCCCAGCTTCTGTTGTCAATATTATCCACTCCTGAAATGTTGCTGCAACAGTTTTATCTCCATCCATAGGTAAACTAAGCGGGTTAGTCATACCTGAAGCGTCACCCGTCCAAATATCAAAATAGTAACCAGTGTCAGGAGATGCTGTAATAATAGCAATTTCCTCATATCGGTAAGTGGTTTCGCCCAACGGTGAAATATCTCCCCCTTCTCCTGTTGATGTAATCAATGTCACAGGTGGATGCAAAACAGCTGTTACAACTACATCAGATACCATCTGCCAGAGCAAAGGGTTTTCCTCAGACATGGTTTCTGGTAATCCTTCTGGCACAATAGAAAAGTAGTTAAAGTCGTGTTGTTTAACTGGGTCTGTAGTAATTGTGGCAACCTCATCTTCATACCAGAATGTTTCACCAGTAGGCGATATTGCTCCCATCTCCGGTGGCGAAACCGCCGTGGTTAATTTGAGTTGTTTGATGAAGTCAGCTATAACCCCCTTGTTGCTGTCCATCGTAATTACGATAGTAGTGCTCCTACCAGAGGCATCACCAGACCATTCTACAAAGTCGAATCCAGGTGCTGGGTCTGCTTTGATTTCAACTTCCGCACCCTCTTTGTGCCTAGTTTCACCAGCTGGCCACACTATGCCACTTTCCGGAATGTTTATGGAGGTTGTAAGCGTGTATGCTTTATCAAAAACAGCTAATAAAGAAATATCGTCATCAACTGAGATAGTGGCTGTTTCCGCAGGCGCCATAATTTCACCAGTTTCAGCATCTTTCCAGAGAGAGAAGAGAAATCCTTCATTAGCCCTTGCTACGATTTCTACAGGAGTTCCATCTGGCACTTCTATTTCCGTTGGAGATGTAACGCCTCCTTCGGGTGGCAAAGGTGCTGTTTTTAAAATCCAGACCTTTTGAAAAACAGCAGTGACAGTTTTATCATCATCCATTAAAACTTCCACAGGAGATACTATACCCGTTGCGTCTATACTCCACTTTTGAAATTGCCATCCTTCATTTGCATTTGCAGACACTTTAACACTAGTACCAGGTGGGTACGGGGTTTGCCCGGCAGGTTGAACACTTCCAGCTTCTGGTGGACTGCTATTTGTCACCAGGAAATAATTCCCTTCTCTGAATTTAGCTATGATTGTTGTATCGTCCCAGATGGTAATTTTCCCATTGTGAGTGCCATCAAACAAAATAGTTGCTCCCGCAGCCTCAATAGAATCAAAATGCCAATTAAGATTTTCTGTAACTTCCCAATCGAATGTTAATCCTGCGAAAGTAGAGACATCATTATCGTCAGGGAATTGGAATGGTGGGTTATCTTTCTTTAGTTCATCTATGGCGCGTCCTTCCCAGATAGCTTGCCCCAGTAATGTAAGTCCTGCAACCAAGGCTGAGACAGCAATAGTAAAAAGCGTGATTTGATAATGAGAGAGCACATAAGTGCCCATCGTATATTTGGTGCCTAATTTGCTTTTACCACTGATGACTTCCCATGCCCAGAATGTTTCTCCATAATCATACCACTCAATCCCCGCTTTTCCAGCAACAAGGAGTGCGATTGTTGCGCGAACTACGTCCTCCGTCGGCGGGGCAACATCAAGGTTTAGTTTAAAAGAGACCGAGCCGGCATCGCTGGATGGGAAAATAGAACCTGTTATTGTTTTCTCTTCCCCTGCGCAGTTTTTGGAAATTGAATCACCTGCATGTCCTATCACACCCATTAGGAAATCAGCTTCGGATGTATAGATTGCTTGTGAGATTGCATCCATCGCCGCCTCAAGAACCCCTGCGAGCATCTCACAATCAGTTGAGGTGCGGGCAAGCACATCAAGGGTTTCGAGTATCTCCCATGTATAAGTTCCTGATTCTTCTACCTGTTTGCGTAAGTCCTCTGGAAGGCGTGATTTACACAGACAATTCAATTGCTTTCACCACCCTTGGTGAGCTGTCAGCTGGGATTGTGACTTGCAATTTCTCACCAATATTAACATTAATTCCAGTTGCTTGAGTCTGCAGAAGGGTGTCGTTTACCTTAATGACATAAACGAAGCGTCCATCAGATAGTTCTTGTTTCTCTTCAACCATAGCTTCCGCAAAAGAGACCTTTAATATTTTAGCCCACTGATTAGTTTCCATCCTGTCATAAACAGAAGTACCATCTTTTAGCATTAATCCCTCAATAATCTTATCAAAAAACAACTCGAAAGTTTTATAAAATTCCTGCGCATTCTTAATAAGGACAGTGGAAGGCAGTTTCAAGGAGCTCCCCTTTAACAGTTGTCTTACCAATTTCATTCTATCAATCTCATGAGCCATCCTGACATCAACCCCATTAAACTGCATAACTGTGAGTAAGTAAAGTCTACCATCAGACATCATTTCGAAGTCAAGAACATAATCACCATTTTTTATTGTGTCAATTCTTTCGACTTGGATTCCTTGTAAAAAATCAGCTAAAACATCATCACCATCATCATTTTCAAGTTTCTGTAAATCGCCATTTTTAAAAGTAGCTATCAGACGTATCCCGTTAATTTTCTCTTGCATTATCATTGGATTCGCGTGTTCCTTGGCCCACTGATTCCATATCTCCTGCATACTTTTAAGAGATGGTTCTTCTAACTCATATCGCACAGATGGCTTCATGGGTTTGTATTTGTCACCCGCTACATCAATTATCATAGCACCATCACCCGTTTCAGCTTGCAACAAACTGAAACTTCTTTGCCAATTGTCGTCATCGCCGGGAGAATTAAAATTGAAAGATTGCAAGGAAGGAAGATTTACTATTGTTGACACATATCCCTTCTCTAAGATTTCCTGTGTAAAATCCTCATCTGAACGGTTTGCAGCAAATCCGATTGGGACGACCCCGTCATGAGAAAATATGTCTATTTCGCCAGCGTCGCCAAATTGAAATTCTAATGGCGTATTTTTTCGTGGGTCTTGCTCAAATAAGTAACTATAGAATTTCCCATTAGCTTGAATCATAAGAGCATATTGTACCTTACTAGATACTGATACACGTTTAGCTACACGATAGAGATTCACTTCCCCCTCTACTACACTAATCTTATTTGGAATCACTTCGCCTTTTTGATTAAACCTGAAACCTTGGCTCACAATATTATCATTGACAAGTTTATCTCTTATCCGTTTTGCTTTATCACCAGTTTCCTTCCAGTAATAGTATTCATTTGGAATAACATCTCTGATTATTTTCGGCAGTGCTGATTGCCCATCTGGCGGCATCCAACCGAGTTTCACTGCACGTTTAGATAGAACGTAAGGTGTAGGGTCATCTGCGTACCACGCCATCCAGACCATCTTTTCAGGCGTAAGATTCCAAGCATCCCTGAGAAGTCGAACGATATAGCGTCCGTTGAATATCTTGCCATCGCTGTCAAAGTATTCATGATACGCAGGTTTTGATGCCCCCCACTCAGTCGTGCCTTCATCTATAATGAGTAAAGTGCCTTCGTGTTCCTTCGTAGAACCGACCTCACCTGGTGGTTTAACACCAACGTAAGACATCCACTCAATAGGTTCTTTTGCTTTCTCGTCATGGACTTGTTTCTCCAGAACTTCAGCTACTAACTTTGACGGTGAACCGAGAGGCTTAAGATAGTCATTGCCGTCATCTACTGAATATCCGTCAAACACCTTGTGCGCTTCTTCTAATGTATCCACGTCAAAATCAACAGCACCCTCTATTTGGACATTCTCAGTCCAGCCGACAAGCCAGTCGTTATCAAACTGTCGCCTGACATCAAAATGCACAGAATTATGAGCTCTTATCTTACCAACTCCTGCTAAAAAATCATGATTCTCAGTTTCGATATCATAGACCCACCTGTTTTTAGAATAGTGCCAGACATCTTTTAGAGAATAAGGAAGAAACTTTGAGGCATATTCTCCCGTCTTGAAGTTGGGATTATCTATTCCATATCTTGAGTGCATCCTCGCGGTTTCCAACGATTTTTATCACATTCCTTTCTTCTCTTTCCTCATTTGCTAAACTTATCCTGATAACAGAATCCTGATATTTGATTCTGAAGAAAGGAAATGGGAAAACTCGTTGAGTAAGCAAAAGTATTCCTTGCGCCACAATCTGAGATGCACTTGCCCATTCAATTCTCCCCTTTTCATAATTGATATCGATGCCATCTCCATCGAAGAATCCTTTTAAGAAAGCTTCTTGACTTTCCTTATTCCAGGAAAAGACACACTTTGGAATTATCTTCCATTCAGTGGAGGTGATTTCAATGCCAGAACGACGCCCATGAGTATTTCCTTCTGCTAAATAAAAACCGTATAGCCAGGCCAAATTCTTATCGACATCAGTTTCTCCTTCTAGCTTAGGAAGTTCAATTAGTTCTATATCATCTCCAATATTCAAGTCAGATGTTTTAACAGGGGCACCTTCATTAAATAAAGTGTTATTACGAAAAAGTGAATGGTCGTCGGTAACATCTATCAATCCTTCACAAGTCAAAACTCTCCTGATTGGGGCATCTTGTTTGTGTCGCATGGCATAGCTGATTTTGCTCCATCCTGATTTCGTCCAGGTTTCTATCCCTTCTACTTCTTTCTCCATAATCTGTTCTTTTTCCCTCTCCGAGTAAGAAAATAAGTCTTTGATTGGAATAACTTCGATATTTTCATTTTTTCTAATGACAATCGGAGTTCTGTCCGAAACAGATTTTCCTCGCCCGTGCAAGTGTCGCATCACTTTAAGTTGTTTGCCATGTTCAGGATATTCTAGATACGGGTCTTTGCCAATTTGTTCTTGCGTAGGAGATTCACACATTACCACAGGTTGCGACATCGAAATGCGGCGAGGTAATTCAGGCTTTATCATGTCAACTATCTCATCAAATCCGAACTCTGATCCTTCCATATTGCCGATAGTGATATGAGGCTCGAAATCCCATGTCGTATCATCTTCCCTTCGTAGTTTCTCAACTACCTTCGTAATAGCAGGCGGAACTGTACCTGATAAAACAAGAGTATTCTGTTCCTCCCCAAATAATTCTATCTTATCAACAACAAAATCAAACGGCTTGATGTTTTCCAATTTCTTTGTAACATCTTCAATTACATCTAAACTACTCACCTGTTTATACAACGCAATCGTAAGATGAAGCCCGTCACATCCACCAAGAGATGATTTTTCTAATCCGAGTTTCTCTTGAATCTTCTTGAGCCATTTCCCGTCATCTGCGCGTTGAATGAAACTTGCTGCAAATGTTTCAACATCTTCACTGATTTGCTTTATAGTAATCTTATTGGCTTCCGATTTTGTCTTAACTTTTGGCACTTTAGCTTTATCATAATAGATTTCCTGACCAACTACCCACTTTTCTTGTAGAACACCAGCATTGCGTGCTATCACGATTGCATCACCTGTACTGTTTAGCTTCTCATTAGTTCGGTTTAGAAGCATAGGTACCCATAAAGTCAGCTTGTAACTTTCTTCATTTCGTGTAATGAAGTTAAGAGTCTCAAAACTGAGTTTCACTACTTGTCCTATATCAACTTTCCGTTTTGTTGCAAAAGTTTTGCCAACTGTTATGACAAAACCAATGCCTTCTATTTCTTGCTGTGGTTGAGACGGAGAACCTGAAGGACCACTTGCTAACAATCCTAATTCGTATACATAGGTACCATTTTTTGTAAGTGTAGAATTCATTATCATAACATTGCTAACAGCCGATTTGTGATATTTAATTGCCTGTTTAGATGTAGCACGCCCATCAAGTGAGTAATCACCCTTTTTCATAACAATTCCTTCTGACCCTGATAAATTAGACAACTTGTCAATTTGCTCCCTTAATTCTCTCCGATTGCGCACAGGGTACTGTGTCGCCAATGCCACTCTATTCTCTCCTGCTGCAACTTCAGCGGGGGGCAAATGCGCAAAAACCTGCTTTGCAACTGAATGACGTTTGAAAGCATTGTATTTATGTAAGTCACGTCCATTGACATAAACTAACTCAAAAATATTGGCTGATAGATGCGGTTCATATTGAGGACGTGATGACATCGCTTGCCTGACGGATTCGCGCGGGTAATGTACTCCATCGACCCATAGTTCAAGTTCAGCGAGTGCAATAAAAGAGGTCACAGAATATTTCACAATCTCACTTACCAAAGATGGTAACTTACTCGTATTATTTCTGCCATCGTCGGAATAAATTCTGACTTCATCTGCGAGTTTGAATATAATCATAGTGTTCCCGTCAAACTTTTTTGAAGTCAGGCAAGGGTAAGCTTCTTTTTCAATCAAGCGCATAAAGTTCTCTATCGTTTGAGGTTCGCCCATGGAAGCCCCGCGAACTGGTTTCATAGGATAGAACATCCGCGAGATAGAGATTCTATCTTCACGTTGTGTTTGTTTGGCTTGTTGCTCAATATTCTTAGGCGCTGCCCTTAATTGTTCAATTACTTTATTAAGTTGACCTGAAGGTGGCAAAATATGATTGGCATTCCAACCCGCTGGAAAATCAGGAGAGCAGTAGAAACGATGACCATTTTGGCAGGGAATTAGGAAGTGTTCCAATCCCCCAGAATCAGAATCGCAAAAAGGGTGAACTTGAAGTGCATCCAGGGTTTCATTAGCTGAAAGTAATGCTAACTCATCAGCTAATAGCTGGTAATCTTTTGAGAGTATCCAGCCCTCGCAAGCCAGAACCGATGAATAGGCATCACCAATGTTATATAGAATCACAGGGAAAGCCATAAAGATATACTTTGCATTTTCCCATGATGGGAACACAAAAATGCCGTCATCTTCTTGCGTACATTTGCCTTTTAGCGTATTTGATACCCAGTTGGATAACTCGTCCATTTGAGATGTGATATCAAGCGATTCATTTGTAAATTTCATCGGCGATTTATGATTGTATTTCTTGCCATCTTTAGCAAACAATTCTTTCAATCTTGCCACCACTTTATTATGCGCATCCTTAATAATGTCGTCAGTCCAACCATCGGGTCTTCTGTCTTTTTGTACAGCCCATAAATGAAGTAGCCTGTGATCATCATTCAGGGCTTTCGTATCTGTGATTTTCACTGATTTCTCAAGGTAGTCCTCTGGTGTCTCTTTTATCTCATTAATCGTAGCATCTTTTCCCAGTAAGCCTGTGGCGCCGGTCAGTCGTGTTGCTTGTTTGCCATTAACGGTAAACAAGGGCAGTGATGTTGTCTGGATATCTGATGTATGTGACATTGCCACCCTCCTGAATATCTCGTTTGGTAGGAATACTAAATCACCCAATGGATAATAAGACGTTATCGGTCCCTTAATATTATTCTGCGGCAAGAATGATATTCTGTGTGCAAGATAGTCAGGCATTCCTCTTAGAAACCTGAACCGTGCTGTTTTCTCCAATTGTTCAGGTGACATCTCTGCTACTACAATATCAATATCATTTCTTGTATGTTCATTAGCTGCTAACCCGCCTACAAGAGTAATCCAATCCTTTTTTATGATGAATGGCCTAATATGAGATAAGAATTCGTTAACCTGTATCTCATCACCTTCGATATGTCCAGAGGGACTTAATGGTAGCAATTCGGGAAGTTCACCAATTACAGGCAGATTCTGGAAAGCTGACATAGCAAAAGATGTATTTGCCCCATCGGGTAAATCAGGTGAACAGAAGAAGTAATACTGAGCTATAGTTGAACACAAGAATCCATCATAGGCAACACTATCATTATCAGTGATGGGTTTCACATTTAGCTTCTGTAGAGTTTGGGATGCGACATCCATTGCTTCTTGCAATGAAGTACTGCCTTGAATTCTGCATTGTAAAACTAATTCCATTTCACCTGAGATTTGAAGAATTGCTGGTTTTACATTCAGGGAGATGTTTTCTGTAAATAGATATGTTCCCACACTTGTACTATCAAGCTGGAGCGATTGCGTGAACCATTCTAATTTAGTATTGTAATTTGTTGTGATATTCATTCTTATCTGATGGTAACTTCTTCATGTTCATCGAAAATGAATTTAATTGTTATCTTTATAAACCCAGTAGTGATTAACAAAGTATTGGGGTCTATAGCTCCCGACCTTACAGCTTCGACAATCTTGCGCATCATATCGGCGGCAATTTCTTGCTTAACAGATTCAGGTGTATCTTCAAACACAGGAGGACGGAAGGTCAAGGCAAATGTTCCTTCACTTTCATCATATCTGGGCGCATAAGTAGGAAGCGTGATTCCTGCGAAGGTTTCCTCTACTATAGTGCGAAAAACCATTTTCATGCTTTGCGTTGCAAGTTGCGCTGGTTTTTCACCAGGATTGGGTATGACTCTCCCAGCTATTCCAATATTAAAATCTATCTCAAATCTTTCCATGACTTTAGCTTTCATTTATACACTCCCTTCTTGCTTAACTATGGTACTTTGGCACTAACTTCTTCTTCAAAAGTGAAGTTAATATCTACCTTTATTATTGCCCTTGTAATCATCTTACTAAAAGGATCTGTGGAACCTAATTTTATATCCTCGGCAATATTCTGTGCTAATTCAGCAGCGATGCCTCTTCTTATGCTTTGGGGAGAGTCATGAAATGCTGTTGCTGTCATGATTAAACCAAATGTTCCTCTCCTTTCATTAGCATCTATGCGTGATGGCAAAAGACTAACCTCAAACATTTTTAGTATTTGCTCCCGGAAAACACGCCTGGCAGCAACTGCTGCATCATTAGCTACAGTTCCAGCAGGGTCTGGTATAACGTTCCCTGTGATTGCAATTCTAAACTCCCGTTCCAATATCTCTTTGACTCTAATTTTGTTTAACATTGTAATCCTTCCAAAATAGAAATTCATCGCTCGCTATAATTTGCAGCAGAGCGTTGATATGAAGATAAAGTTATATCTGCAGCAATGTTACAATTCCACTGAATCGCCTCTGCTTCAAAGTCAAGTGCAACTTGAGCAGCCAAATCTGGTGACCATGAACTAACATAGGATGCAGATAGCCCACTTACTCGTACAACGATACGATAATTCTCTCCTGTAAGTTCAACAACTGGTGATGAGGATTTTATGCGAGTAGCATCACCTATAATACGCGCCATAATTGTAGCAGCAGTATCAATTATATCACGGTTAGGAATTACAGGACCTATCGCAATAATGGTAGCATTAGCTCTTAATTCTTCTGAACGAATCATGTTTCCCTCCTACTTTGCTTTAATTATTTAAAATCCCGCGTTGATCAAATATCTCGACTAATCTCTCTAAAAACGGATTGTTTAGTACCCCTTTTCTAATTGCGGGAGCATGAAATAGAACTGAATCAACTATTTTCTTTAGCATCCCTTCAGGAAGCATGCCGAGGTCTTCATCCTCAAGTCCTAATTCTTTTCTCATCCACAGGTCTTCCTCTTCAGGATCTAGCCCTAACATGAGTTGCGCTGACCGTTTTGACCTTAATCCTGATGAAACTTCATTAGTCACAGCGCGTGATTTCTCAGCGAAATTCCGTAAATCGACTAACGGGAATGTAAGAGTAGGTATTTCCTGCTTGATTTCTGATGGCATCATCTCGCGGATGAGTTCATCGAAATATTCGCGAAAGATCCCTTGCAAGCTTTGAAATAATGTTAGTGGGGTTGCCTCAATAACACCACTGGAACCTCCTTCGCCAAATACCATATATCCCGGCAGATTAACTCCTGATGCAATGTATTGCTTTATTTCTAATCCTACTTGAGCAGAATCTCCTGCGCTAATATTCATTGTTGGAAACTCCCACCGTTCAATACCTTCATGAGCATCAATAACAGCACCACTTTCTGGCAAGGATTTTATAGGAATACTTGATTTTTTTAACCCACTTCGGTATCTGATAAGCGGGATTCGTGAGCGTGTACGGGCAAGTTGTACAAGGGAAATTAACCAGTCATCATACATCACTAACGGATGCAGCACTCTTTCAAGAATTGGTCTCCCGTGGAGAGCACCTCCAACAGCACGTATCTTGAAATGGGTTACATCTTGAGGATGAAATATACTCCCTGTATCTCTTTCATAACCTGTAATCACTCTACGGTCATTGTTACTGGTGTGTATTTTTGTTATCTCAGTCGGGATTACTTGAATAATATCCAACTTTTTCTTTTGCATCTCAGCTTCTGGGTCAATGAGCGGGAATGAGATGCCGTAACATTCGCCCGTAATAAAAGTTACCTGGCAGATGTCCTTTGTTAGCCCTATCCATTTATTTCGCCTCACTAACATATCCCACCAATCAGTCGCTGCCTCATTCGCCCAGTTTACTTGGAGTCCTTCATCTCCCATAACATAGAAACTATACTTATCAATGATACTGCCGGCAAACGCATTTAGGTGGTACAACTTCAAGCACTGTACTTGAAGAGTCCGTCGTTCACCATCGGATAACTCCCATTCTTTAGTCCCGCCTAATTCTGTCCAAAGCGATGATGAAGTGCTGGATGAATAGACATTCGATTCCTTTAGTTTCTGTGACAATAAATAGTGGTCTACTGCATCCTCACTCTCATTATCTAGCATCCATGTTTCTTCTGTCCCCATTTGTGCTCTTTCAGTTTCTAATTTACGATGGAGATGTTGATATGCGTCTCTATACTTATTTGGTACCCAGAGTTCAGGCATTAAGTCAACCTTTCTCTTATCCGGCTATAATCATAAGTCCACCGGAATTTATTATGACGGTAACGGCTAGCATCCTCCCAGTCTTCAGATGCCCAGTCTCTCCCAGAAGTCTCTTGCAACTGGTAAGGGTCTGTATCCCAGTCACTCTCCCATTCACCCGCATTTGCATGTTCACCAGCCCCCATGAGCAAATACCCAATAGCATCCATTGCCTCGTCAACATCATGACGGTGAGGCGCATCTGTTAAGATGCCGCCTTCTTTGTGCCTGCGATAGCGAGGTATCTCAGTTAATAATCCAGTTGCAGTGCTGATAACCTTGATTCGTTTTGTCTTAAAAATAGAAACAATAGTTCCCATGCGAACCCCAACGGGTTCCTGGAATCCAGTAACAACAAAACCACCTAATAGCAATGACTTCAGGAGATCAGGTCTGTCTTTGCCACAGAACACGGGGAAATCCACCCCATAGGTTCGTCTCAAATGGTCAATCAAAGCTGTCACTTCTTCAGGTGTTTTTTCAAAATCGTATATCTCATGGAAAATATACCAGACGCCTTGATAAAGCCCCCCCAGTTCTACTGCTGTACGGATGAAACCATAATCTAATCCACAAGCCACGCGTTCAAACTGTGCGATTTGTGGAATGTCCTCTGGGGCAAGAATATCTTCTGATTCATTCCAGTATTGGGCGACCACTCTTTCAGATCCCTTCGGTGCATAACTAATGTCTAATTCCTCAGCCACTTCATTCCCTGAAGCACCTGCACTTTTCTTCTCGTACCATGCCTTGTCTTTATCAGGACGTAGATACCAGGGGACCTGTATCTTCTTGAATCCCATTCCCTCTCTGCTTATTCTCTCTGCAAGTGTGCCAGCTTTAGCTGTTGTGACGTAAAGTAACGTTTTATATGAACCATACCGCATAGCTTGATTAATAGTTTCCTGGTCATTTAAAGGTAAGAAGGCAAACTCATCACAGAATTTGAATGTACATGCAACATTCCGACCGCTGTTTGGATTGGCTGATTCACCTGTACAATACGAATCAGTATCTTGATTTTTGATTTTCAGGAGAGAAAATGTGAAGTTGGGTTTCATCCAGAATGGCAGGTTTGACCACATAAACTTAATCCGTCCGAACAAAGATTCAGGTGTGCTATTATCTCCACCATCATCCACTTCAGCTTGTTTTCTTGAAATGGCAAATCCAGCCCAGTTCTCATTAAACAACATTGAATGAATAAAATATACCATCACCGTCCAAGAAACCATCATGTCTCTTGATTTCTCTAAATACAAGTCACCTGGTTCAGCTATCTCATTTAATACCATCTCAACATATTCCCACTCAGGTACAAGTGACTTCTGCCCTTTGCTCTGGTCAAATGTATAGACGTAATGCGTGGCAAAGTAAAAAATATCCTTTGCACATTTTGCAAATTCCCGCTGTGTTTTTATTAAGTCAATTTTCATGATTTGAAATGTTTTTTATTGCAGTGTCTTCATCAAATTAGCATACATCGCTTTATCATCATTATCTGCATTACCTTGATGTGTTTTGGGTCTTCCACTGCTCCTGAATTTTGTTCTATATGCAATGTTTAACACGTCACAACAAGCAAGACGCAACTCCTTGTTTGTTTCCCGCTCACCTATTGCCATTTCGATAAGAATTTGCGCGCACCTTAGAGCTGAATCTCTGCATTTCTCTTCCACCATTGAAACTATTGAATCTTCTTTTTCCGCATCATCTGTTGGCAAAAAATTTAATTGGTTCATAATGTAAACCCCGCATCTATTAAATTATAAGGGATTGCAATATTCTCGTTTACTTGTGCCCCATACCACCCTGCAAGAGCATTAAAAGCAGTCCAGACATCTAAGTTGCCAATTCCACCTGATACCTCAATTGTATTACCACCCGCCTGGGTCTGTAATGTGGAATACCGCATTCTAACATATGAGTTTGCTATTCCAGCCTCAAGTTCAATTGCAGCACCAGGGGTAAGGCGCCATATTGCAGTGTTCGTTATAATTAATTGGCTTGTCGCATTCACAGCATAAATACGACCTACTATTCGAGAGTAATAAATGCCGACATTCCAGATTCCGGCATCAGTTTTAGTCATTGTAGAAACTAACTCAGAATCCCAGATATGAACATAAGAATCACCTTGAAATGTCAAATCACCGACACCAGCTAATTGATGGCAAGTAATTGTGGAGTCAGTCACATTCCACGCCCCTGTAATATCACAGTCCCATAAATCTAATTGAATATCACCTGGTATTGAGATTGCTGTTGTTGCATTCACCTTCACGGAATCTAACACAGCATTACCGCTAATAGTAATAGTTCCTGTTATTTGCGCTGCGTGATTCCCTTTTAACACAACATATGGGGGGATTGTGATATTTTCGTTAAATGTGCCTCCCGATAACATTACAAGATACCATTTATTAGAGGCTGAATCTTTAATTGAAGTTAAGGCATTAGCGATAGTTCTGAACTGTTCTCCACCATATATTCCAACAGTTAGTATAGTTGGGAAATAGTTTGCGTGCTTGACCATATCAGGAAACGATAATGAAGCTGCACGGGTGTATCTAATTTTGTCATTGACTATTTCGCTTCTAAGACCGCGTATCCCACGTATACCTTTAATAGGATGATTTTTCATAAGGATTCCAGGTAGCGAACTATAGCATCTAGTGTAAGGTAGTCTAATGCCATACCCCATTGATCCCATAGCAAATTGACCATTTCACTCCATTCTCCTATAGATTCAAAATCGCTTGGGTTGAACGCAGTACAACAGATAGCTGCCCATTTGTTAGCTGCAGCACGCAAAATTCCATGTTTAGTTGCATCAAAGGAGGTTATAAAGCTCATCCCCATAACACAATCTACGATAGATTCGGCTTCTTCTATAAACGCATCAATGTCAGCATCTAGTAAGGACGCATCTATGTTTTCCACTGTCTTGCGAACTAAAGCCGCAGTTGTGTATGTTGCCATACATATAGCATAACATCAAGGCACTGTTTTTGTTACCACATAATTGAAATGCCCATTGATTATTTCTGCTTTTTCTTTCCAGAGGTTATCTCCGGAATAAACATTTGCCCACCAGGTTCTATCTTCTTTCGTGTTCCATACGGACTTTCCCATTGCCTCAATGTTGCTTCTGCGGCTGACCAATGTAAGGGGTCTTCGGATTTGAACAATGTTACTGCATGTTGGATCGCTTCTGCTGGGACTTCCTTAGAAATAGCTTGTTGTATTCTCTCAATGCGTACACCGAATAAGTCGGCACAGGTTATAGCTATAAATATGCTGTTTCCAGCCACTGCCTTATTGGATAACGGCATCCCAAACAACACCGCCTCATGACATATCTTTACTTCTTCTTCCGATGGCGGGACATCCGGTCTGGACATCACAAGTACAATATCTTCCTGACGATAAAGCATTTT